CGCTCCAGACGTGCAGCAACTACGCCCATCGGATCTCCGATAGGAAGCTCCATTCTGAGTCAGACAAATGTTCTGGATCCACCACCCATGCCCCAAGGCCAAGCGTCTCTTCAGGGAACAGGGGAGCGCGGCCAACAGGTTTTCGGGCCTTTGGACCGGGTTTTTGCCAACAAAGGCGGCATCGTCTCCATCAAACGTAAGCCAAGACAGCTTGTAGGATGAAACTCTCCGAGCACTTCTCCCTTCGGGAACTGACGAAATCCTCGACGGCGGAACGACGTGGCATCGTCAACGAAGCCGACGACGAGGCGGTTGAAAACCTGATCATGTTATGCGAGATGGTCCTCGAACCCGTCAGGGAGCATTACGGCATTCCGTTCATCCCCAGTTCCGGATACCGCTGTCTGGAGTTGAATCGCGCTATCGGCTCCTCCGACCGGTCTCAGCACACCACCGGAGAGGCCGTCGATTTTGAAGTGCCGGGGATCTCCAACAAGGAGGTCGCGCTCTGGGTCAAGGAGAATTGCCAGTTCGACCAGTTGATCCTGGAGTTTTTCAAGGAGGCGGACCCGTCAAGCGGCTGGGTCCATTGCAGCCATATCCTCGAAGGTGAGAATCGCCAGTCGGCCCGCATCTTCGACGGGCACACTTGGACCTCGTTAGATTAAAAACATGTCCCCATGAAACGTCTTAAATTCATCCAGCGAATGATCACCAATGACTGTGTGTTTGTGAGAATATAGCTTCCCCAGCCTTTCCCAGTAGTCCTTTCTGGACGCCGGATCATCGTGGTACATATAAAAATATGAGTTACCTTTTGCCAGCAACGGCCCCCCCTCGAACCAAATCCCCTTAAAAGCCGAAGGGTCACGCTTAAAGAGAATCCTTGCTTTGGGTATCTCATCGTAGTCGCGATTATAAGCGGTTAATAAAAGGGGATTATCCTCATCCGGTACGAAACAGTATGGAACCAGTAGGCGGGATGCCTGTAGCATAGATTCATGTATCATCATATCAACCACTTCCTCCTAACTTAGCCACTTCCTCGCGTCTTCGCCCAGAATCTGATCGGCAATCCGGATCTTCGACCGTAGCGCCCCGACGATCTTCTCGTCTATCGTGCCGGGGGACAGCAGGTCCACATAGGTGACCTTGTTCTCCTGACCGATCCGGTGGGCGCGGTCCTCGCTCTGTACACGCAGTTCAAGGTCGTAGCTGTTGTTATAGTAGATCACCGTGTTAGCCGCAGTGAGAGTCAAACCAAACCCTCCGGTTTTGGGGTGCCCCACGAGAAAACGCAGGTCCGAATGCCGATCCTGGAAAGTTTCCACGATCTGCTGGCGTTCGGAATCTGGCGTCTCCCCGTGGAGCTTTGCGACCGAGTGTACGTCGTGTCGGTCGCGCAGGGCCTCGGCAATCGAGCGAATGTCGCGCGTCCATGTCGCCCATATGATCGCCTTACCCTGTATCTCGTCGCAAATGTTCAAAAGCTCGTCGAGCCGGTTGGATGGAAGTTTGTGGACGACGCCGTCGTCGTCGGTCAAATGCCCGAGGCAAATCTGCTGAAGCCGCATGATCTGTGTCAGCACGTTCTTGGTCGTCGCCAGTTCGCCGTTGTCGAGACGCGCAAGCGCCAGATGCTTCATCTGCGCGTAAGCATAGGACTGCTCCTTCGTCAGTTCCACTCTCCGCGACATGTAAACCTTGTCGGGGAGGTCCAGGCAGTCCTCCTTGCGAACGCGGAAGGAATGCTCCTGAAGCTTCTCCGTCAGCTCGTCCAGCCTGCGAAACCCGACGACGTGGTCGAACGAGTGGCTCCCAAGGGTGCGGCGCTCCACGATGGCATAGCGGCCCTGAAAGGCGTAGAAACTTTTGAAGCCAAGGATGCCGGGGTCCAGAAATTCCATCTGGCTGAACAGGTCCATGGGGCTCTTGGTGACGGGGGACCCCGTCAGGATGCGCCGCATCACCGCACCACGGCCCACGGCACAGATCGCCTTGGTGCGCTTGGCCTTTCTGTTCTTTATAGTGGTGGACTCGTCTACCACCATAAAGGTCTTGAATTTCTTGACGAAAAACTCCGCAACAGCGACACCTTTTTCGGTCGAGAATGCCTCGACATTCATCAGCAAAATCTTGAGTTCGTCGGAATCCTCATAAAGCTCCGAGAGTTCCTTCCGCTTTGCCTTTGTGAGGCTAGGCTTCCAGACGACCACTTTCCTGGGTATGCGCTCCGGGAGGTGCTTGTCGATCTCGGCGATCCAGTTCGCGACGACACCCTTCGGGGCGCTCCCTAGCACGAAGTTGATTCGTCCTTTCTCGAAGTTGCAGGCTATCGTGTCGATTACCACCTTGGTCTTGCCCGTACCCATGTCCATCAGCAACGCATAAACTGAGGTCTGGCAACTCGCCATGAACGCCTCGTGCTGGTGCGCATAAGGCTCCGTATAAAATTCGTACCCTCCGACAAGATTTTTCTTGCAATCATCCATAAACTCACATATATAGATTACCGATGGTTCTGTCAACCATCCGAAACATGAAAAAGGAAATAGGATGAGCAATCTACTGGACGAAATGGCCTCCGATGCTGGGGCCACATCCGACAGCATCGACAATCTCGATGACAGCAAACTTAGCTCTGTGTCTCGCCTCGCTCAAGAGGCAGGCGCTCTTGAGCAACAGGTCGCTGCCACTGAAGAGCGGCTCAAAAACGAGAGGCGTGAGTTAAGGACGATCACCGACGAGCGCCTTCCCGAGGCGATGGAAGAATTGGGATTCGAGAAACTGGTGCTCACCGATGGCGCACAGGTTGAGGTCAAGCAGACCATTTCCGCGACCATCAACAAGGCCGACCGCCCGGAAGCCCACCTGTGGCTTGACGAGCACGGCTACGGCGATATCACGAAACACATTGTTACCATCGTGCTCGGTCGCGGCGACGACGAATTATTGGGGAAGGTCCAGGAGCGTCTCGAAGAACTCGGGGTCTCATCCAAGGAGGAAACCAAGGTCGAGTCCGCAACGCTACGCGGTTGGGGGCGTGAGATGGTCGAGGCGGGCGTTTCCTTACCGCCGATTTTCAACTTGTGGGTAGGCCGCAGGGCAACCCTTCGGAGGAACAAATAATGGCTAAGGCAATGACAAAGAAGAACGGCAACGGCAAGAAGGTTGCCGTGATGCAGCCTGACATGTTCGCAGAAGATGCGGGCGTTGGAGTGGACGGACTGGGATCGGAAGACCTCGCAATTCCGTTTCTGAAAATCCTGCAAAAGATGTCCCCGGAACTGGATGATATCGCAAAGTCCAAGGCTGGCGACCTTTACAACACGGTCACCAAGGAGATTGTCAAGGGCAGCGACGGCGTTCGCGTGGTCAACTGCGCTTACACTCTGCAATATATCGAGTGGGAACCTCGGGGCTCCGGGACCGGCGCACCTCACGCCATCTACTCGGCGGGAGACAGCCTGCCGAGAACCGAGCGAGGCGACGACAACAAGGATTACATCGTTGACGGGTCCGGTCGCTATCTTGAAAGGACTGCGCAGCATTACATCCTTGTCATCGATAAGGATGGGTTCACAAGCCAAGCGTTGTTGCCGATGAAGGCAACCCAGTTCAAAAAGAGCAAACAGTGGAATTCGGCCATAAAGTCTCTGAAGATGACCGACAAGAACGGCGTTCTTTTCACCCCGGCGCGATGGAGCCACACATGGCATCTTGAGTCGGTCAGCGAGGAGAACAAGAATGGTAGCTGGCATGGCTGGCAAATTTCAAAGGATTCCCAGATCAAGGATCCGAATCTCTATGCCGAGGCCAAACACTTTGCACAGTCGATCATGGCTGGGCAGGTGAAGGTCCGGCACATGCAGGAAGGGGACAAGATCCCCGACGACGACGTGCCGTTCTAGCCGGAAGGGATGAGGGGGGAGGAAAAATCCTCCCCCTTTTCCGCCATGGATTCCACCGACAGATTCGCCAAGATTTTCCGGGGTCTCGACCGCGCCTATGGTGCCGTCGATCTGACCAAAAAGGACCCGAACGGAAAACAGCAGGGTATATACAAGATTGTCCGCGAACCACGGACCAAGGCCGTTTTCGAATCGCACCTGAAGGGTGAGGTCAGCATCGGGGTTGTCCCGATCAACGAAGAGAACGCCTGCCGCTGGGGCGCAATCGACGTGGACACATACCCCCTCGACCATCAGGAAATTGTCCAGCGCGTCAACAAGCTTCAGTTCCCGCTCATTGTCTGCCGCAGCAAATCGGGCGGCGGACACCTGTTCATGTTTCTTACCGAAGCCGTTGACGCGGAAAAGCTCCAGAGCAAGCTCAAGGAGCTTGCCAGCGAACTTGGCTACGCCGCCAGCACCGAGATCTTCCCCAAACAGATCAAGCTTCTCGTGGAGCGCGGCGACACCGGGAACTTCCTTAACCTCCCTTACTTCGACGCCGAAACGGGCCTGCGCTACGCCGTCAAAGAAGACGGCACCGCCGCGACACTGGAAGAGTTCCTCACCATGGCGGAAGCCGCCGCCATCAGCGAGGACGACCTCGACGGTCTTCTATCCCAGCCCGTTGCGCAGGTGGACGAGAAGCTGCCCGATGGGCCTCCTTGTCTCCAGGCTCTTTTGCGACAGGGCTTCCCCGAGGGCACAAGAAACAACGGCCTCTTTAATCTGGGCGTCTACCTACGCAAGGCCCACCCCGACGACTGGGAGACGCGCATCCTCGAATACAACCAGAGGATCATGCAGCCGCCCCTCGACCTCAAGGAAGTCAACCTCGTCGCGGAGCAGATCAAGAAGAAGGACTACCAATACAAATGCTCCGACCAGCCCATCATTAATTTTTGCAACAAGGATTTGTGCCGCTCGCGCAAGCATGGCGTCGGCGGCGGGGCCAACACGCCATCTGTTGCCAACCTGCGCAAGATGGACAGCGAGCCTCCGCTCTGGTTCCTCGATGTCAACGGGAGTCCCGTCGAGTTGGACACCGAGGGCCTGCAACGGCAGTTGCGCTTCCAAGGGGCCTGCCTGGATCAGATCAACTTCATGCCCAGAACGGTTACCCGCGCTGCATGGGAAGCCCAGATCAACAACCTCCTTTCACAGATGCTCCAGACCGAGGGCGCGATCATCTCGACACCGGAAGATACGAGCCTGCGTGGTCAATTTTACGATTTGCTGGAAGAGTTCACCACGCACATGCAGGCGGCGCTCGACAAGGAAGAGATCCTGCTGCGCCGCCCATGGACCAACGAGAAGAATGGCCGCACCTATTTCCGGCTCAAGGATTTCGAGGCTTACCTGAAACGAAACAAGTTCTTCGATTACCGCTCCAACAAGATCGCCCAGCGCCTGAGAGATATCGACGGCCACGCCGAGCAATTCAGAATCAAGGGCCGCACCGTTCGTTGCTGGTCGATCCCGGCCTTCGCCCAGATTGACGAGGAGTTCAACACCCGCTTTGACGAGGAGGACGTGCCATTTTAATCACCAACTGGCCCCGACTGCTTCGCGAACTTCGCAAGGAACACGGCATCACCCAGGAGAAGCTGGCGCTCCGTGCGCAAATGCCGCAAAGGACGATCTGCGAATACGAAAACATCGAGACGCCGCGCCAGCTATCGGTGCAGAAGATCGAAACCATCCTCGACGCGCTGGGCTATGAAATAGATGTTCATCTAAGAGGCGACGATGTTTAGATTTTTTGGTCCTCCGGGAACCGGCAAGACGACCACGCTGCTCAACAAGGTGGACGAGTTGCTTGCTGGTGGTATGTCGCCAACAGACATTGGCTATTTCAGTTTCACGAGGAAGGCAGCGCACGAGGCGAGAGATCGCGCCGTCGCCCGCTTCAACCTCGATGCAGAGGAAGATTTTATCTACTTCCGTACCTTGCACAGTCTCGCCTTTCTCCTTCTCGGAATGAACAACGCATCCGTGCTCACCGACAAGCACCTCAAAATGTTCTCGCGCAAAGTCGGCGTCGATCTATCGGCGGCGGGTCACCAGCGCGTCGAAGAGGAGGGCTTCGCCGTGGTGCGGTCTAACCATCCTGTGATGCGCTGTATCGATCTGGCGCGGAACACGCTCCAAGGAACCCGTCATGCCTACGGCCTTGTAGACCTCGACACCCCTTTCTACGAGTTCGAGCATTTGTTCAAGGAGTATGACAGGTTCAAAAAGCTGAATGGACTCAAGGACTTCACCGACATGATGGTGGACCTGTCGGCAAATCCGGGGTATATCCCGTATCTGCGGGCTGTCTTTCTGGACGAGGCACAGGATCTGACGCCTCTTCAGTGGCAGGTCGCGGAGCACTTGGGCGAGCGGAGCGACCAGATGTTCGTAGCTGGTGACGACGATCAGGGAATCTACCGCTGGAGCGGAGCCGACATCGACAAGTTCGTCATGCTCCCCGGCGCTTCTGAAGTGCTCTCCCAATCCTACCGCGTCCCACGCTCCGTTCACCACGTCGCCACGTCCGTCGTGTCCCGCATCCGAAAGAGACAGAAGAAGGAGTGGTCGCCACGCGCCGAGGAAGGAAGCGTTACACGCATTTACGATCCGCACGGTATCGACTTTAACGACAAGGAATGGCTCATCCTGGCGCAGGCCAATTACATGCTCGACGAGCTTGCCGCTTCCATGCGTTCGAGCGGGCACTATTTCGAACGCTTCAACAACTCGTCTTTGAGTAAGCGAATCCGCACCGCAATCGGAAGCTGGAACTACCTCCAGCACAGTCCCACCAACGAGATCTCGCTCAAGGACGCGCAGAATCTCTACGCCCACATCTCGACAGATGAGCACGGCATCCAGCGCGGTGCCAAGAAGCTGCTCGACCAGGCCGAGGAGAAGGATCTTTTCACCCTTGAAACGCTCCGAGAGCATTTCGGCCTCCGCGTTCTCGACTTGCCGTGGAACAGCGCCCTCGACCGCATTCGCGACGAGGACCGCGCCTATGCCACTGCGCTCCTCAATCGCGGCGTCAACATCTTCCAGAAGCCGAAAATCAAGTTGAGCACCATCCATGGTGCCAAGGGCGGCGAGGCCGACAACGTGCTCCTGTACCTTGACCTGTCGGGCAAGGCGCTCACGGAAATGGAGCGCAACCCCGACGACGCTTACCGCGTGTTGTATGTCGGAATCACCCGCACCAAGGAGAATCTGATCCTCAAGATGTCCGAAAACTCGCAGCAAGGATGGAACGTCTGATGCCGCACCAAGTTCTCACCGAGGCGTTCAAGCTGGTCAGCACCGACCGTGCCACCGTTCACGGGGAGCCAAAGGAAAACCACGAGAACATTGCCCGCCTCTGGGACGCCTACCTCCATGATATCGACCACGTCACCGCCCACGACGTTGCCAACATGATGGAGTTGCTGAAGGTAGCGCGGCGGAAATCCGGCACCATCAATATAGACGACTACATCGACGGCGCTGGCTACGCGGCCATAGCATATGAGTGTGTCAAAAAATGAAGACAG